TTATCATAGATATCCAGTAGTTGGTATTCCAAACGGTGTAAACGGAGCAGTTAAAGCACTTAAAAAACAATTAGAATATTTAGAGAGTTTTGAAAGCATAGTATTAATGTATGACCAAGATAAACAAGGTCAAGACTGTGCCAACGAATGTGCTGAATTATTTACAATTGGCAAATGTAAAATAGCTAATTGGGAATTAAAAGATGTTAACGATATGTTAGTAGCAGATCGTGGCGAAGAAATTATAAAAGCTATGTGGGAAGCTAGACCGTGGAGACCTGACGGGATAGTTGGCGGTACAGAACTTTGGGAACTAGTAAAAGAACCTACGGAAAAAGCCGTTGCGATGTATCCTTATGAAGGATTAAATAAAAAATTATATGGATTACGTAAACGTGAAATTGTTACTGTTACTGGTGGATCAGGAATTGGTAAATCGTTACTTGTAAAAGAGATAACATATAAATTAATTAAAGACGGTTTTAGAATAGGAATAATATCTTTAGAAGAAAGTTTAAAAAGAACTTGCGAGGGTATTATTGGAATACACCTAAACAAACCTATTCACATTGAAAAAGAGGGCGTTGACGAGGTATCTTTAAAGACAGCTTTTGAAGCAACAGTTGGTAATGGAAATGTATTTTTATATGACCATTGGGGATCTATTTCCGAAGAAACTATTTTAAATAAAATAAAATATTTTTCTAAAGCATTAGATATAGATTTTTTAGTTATAGATCATATTTCTATAATTGTTTCTGGATTAGAAACTTATGACGAAAGAAAAACCATTGATGTTCTAATGACAAAATTAAGGTCGTTAGTAGAACAGTTAAATATTGGTTGTGTAATTATTTCACATTTAAAAAGACCAGAGGGAAACAAAGATCACACAGACGGATTACAAACTTCTTTAGGACAATTAAGAGGTAGTTCTAGTATTGGACAAATTAGTGATATCGTTATTGGCGTGGAAAGATCAACCTCTGATGTTCAAGAAGAAGCAAAAACAACATTAAGAATTTTAAAAAATAGGTTTGCAGGAATAACTGGAGTAGCGGCTTATTTAAAATACTCCAATGAAAAGAATAGGCTATTAGAAAATGACACCATTAATTTTTGACATTGAAACAAACGGATTAAACCCAACTAAAGTTCATTGTCTTGTTATAAAAAAAGATAACGAGGTTTTGAAATTTGTAGGTAATGATATTCCGAAAGGAATTGATCTCATGGCTAATAATTTAGTCGTAGGACATAACTGTATCAAGTATGACCTTCCTGTACTTGAGAAACTTTATAATTACACACACAATAAAGATTATGTTCACGATACGTTGTGCTTGAGTAGACTGATATACCCTGATATCGGCAACTCGCTTGACATGAAGTTATTAGCCAAAGGGACAATAGACACTTCAATTGTAGGAAAGCACTCTCTAAAATCTTGGGGAGTAAGATTACAATTATTAAAAGGTAGCTTTGGTGAAAGCACAGACTGGCAAGAGTTTACAAATGAAATGCTAGATTATTGTGTGCGTGATGTTGAGATTACTTCTAAACTATACACTGTATTAATTAAAAAAGGATTTAGTAAAGAAAGTATAGAATTAGAACATGACATTGTAGAGATTACAAAAGAATTAGAAAAAACAGGATTTGGATTTGATGAAATAAAAGCTAAACAATTTCATGCTTTGTTATCTAATAAAGTAAATGTTCTTAAATTAGATTTAGAAAATACATTTAAAGAATGGGAAGAAGATTTAGGAGATTTTATACCTAAAGTTAATAATAAAAAATTAGGGTATATTAAAGGTGTACCTGTTAAAAAAACTAAACAAGTAAAATTTAATCCTTCTTCTCGTCATCACATAGCAAATAGATTAACTTTTTTATACGGGTGGAAACCAAAAGAATACACTGACAAAGGGCAACCTATTGTAGACGAGGAAGTATTGGAAAATTTAGAATACCCAGAGGCAAAATTAATTAGTGAGTATCTTACTATTGAAAAAAGATTAGGCATGTTGGCTGACGGAAACCACGCTTGGTTAAAGGTAGTTAACAAAGGTCGTATACACACCACGTATATAACTAACTTAACTACTGGGAGAATGAGTAGTAGGTCTCCAAATTTACAACAAGTGCCTAGTAGCCACACCCTTTATGGCTTGGAGTGCCGTGAGTTATTTATTCCCTCTCACGGATATAAACTAGTGGGAGTAGACGCCAAATCATTAGAAGCCGTGTGTCTCTCTCACTATGTTTACAATTATCCTAAAGGAAAAGAATTTGCTGATATGTTGATGAACGGAGATGTTCATACAGATACACAAAAAAGACTAGGATTAAAAGATAGGGCTACGGCTAAACGAATTTTATACGCAGTTCTTTATGGAGCAAGTTATAAACGAGTAGCAGAAATTTGTGAAACTACCTTGTCACAAGGAAAAGAAATATTAGATAGATTTTATTTAGCACTACCTTTTCTTAAAATGATTAGGCAAGATATTATTGAGAAGTTAGAAGCTACTGGAATTATTAGAGGATTAGATAAAAGAATATTAACAGTTAGATCAAATCATTCGTCATTAAATTTATTAATACAATCATGTGGAGCAATACTTATGAAAAAAGCATTAGTGTTATTACATAAAGAATTAAAGAATTATGACGCAAGAATATTAGCAACTATACATGATGAATTTCAAATAGAGGCTAAACCAGAAATTGCCGACAGGGTAGGTCAATTAGCTGTTCAATGTATCGAAAGATCAGGTGAACATTTTAAATTGAGAGTTCCAGTAACAGGAGAATATCGTGTTGGTAATAATTGGTCAGAGACGCATTAAATACGCCAAATGGAAAAAATGGTCTCGCAAATGGCGCAAATGGGCTTCAAATTGTAGATCAGGAATATTCCGACGTTCTGGAATAATAGCTCCATTTACTATTGAAGATTTACTTTCAATTCTTACTGTTGAATGCCCTTGTTGTAAACGAACAATGGAATGCGGAGGAGAGCAATCAAATTCTCCAACTGTCGATAGAATAAACAACGACGACGGTTATACTTTAGAAAATATTTGGATTATTTGCCATCAGTGTAATTCAATAAAAAGAAATTTAACCAACCCAAATCGCCTGTATCAAATTGCTGACGCATGGTGGGATAGGATAACACAATGCAAGTAATTATAGTAATCACAGATGTAGAAGACGAATATCAAGAAGAAAAAAACGGACAAGTAGCTTACTCTGTTTTTGAAAAACCGCAGTTACATGAAAAAGGTTTAGATATTCAATGGTCTCCTGCTATGCAAATAGGAGCAACATTGTCAGCGTTTTTAAGAATGATTGAAGAAAACCACGCCATGCTTGAAACTATGCACGTGTTCCATGAGTTTAAAGAAAAATACACTGATAAAAACGATTATAGATATTCCATAACAGAAAAAGACGGCAACGTAATTCACGTTGATTTAAAAAAAATTAAACCAAAAGGTAACGCATGAGTACATTACTAGTTGACGCGGATATTGTAGCGTATCAAATATCTTCTGTAACTGAAACACCAATACGTTGGGAGAATGAAGTTTGGACTTTACATTCTGACGAAAAAGATTGTGTAAGATTGATTGATGATTATTATCAAACTTTAAAAGATAATACTCAATGTGAAGATATTTATTCTTGTTTTAGTGATAAAGAAAATTATAGAAAAACGATATCTCCTACATATAAATTAAACAGAGAAACAGTAAGAAAACCTATTACATTAAAATTTTGTAGAGAATATATATTTAAAAAATACAATGGTTTTCAAAGACCTCAATTAGAAGCTGATGATGTTATTGGAATACTAGCAACTAGTAATATTATTAAAGGTAATAAAATTATTTGTAGTATTGATAAAGACTTAGATCAAATTGCAGGATTACATTATAATCCTAAATTAAAAGAATTTTATAACATTACACCTAAAGAAGGTGAATATAATTTTTATCTTCAAACTTTAATGGGAGACAGGACAGATAATGTAACTGGTTGTCCTACGTATGGAGAAGTAAAAGCTACACGCGCTTTGTCTTCATCTAAAAATTATTGGAACACTATAATTAAATGTTATGGAGAACAAAAATTATCTGAAGAAGACGCTTTAGTTCAAGCACGATTAGTAAAGATATTACAAAAACCAAATTACAATTTTAAAAACAAACAACCAATATTATGGAGCAATAAATGACTAATGCTAAATTTTTTGATGTATTAGAAAAAGGATCAGATCATTATAAAAAAGGATCTATTCAACCTATTACTTACATTAATGCTAATAACCTTCCGTTTTGCGAAGGGAACGTAGTGAAATACATTACTCGCCATTCTTTAAAAGGAAAAAAAGAAGATATTGTTAAAGCAATTCATTATTGCGAATTAATTATTAAAAGAGATTATAGTGATGACACAAAATAACGAAGTAGTTAAGTGGAAGAAAAAAACTTATATTGACGCTGAAATCATTGTTGAAGATTGGTTTTATGCCAAAACGCCTGACATGAGTGACAATAAAGTTTTTCCATTTTCTCCAAATGCAAAGTTTAGAATAAACAGCCACAATGTAAAACGATCTACTGTTGAACAAATTGACGTTTATAGTGAGCCAAAAGAAAAGGAGATAAACAAAAATGAAGAAGTTTCTAAAATCATTAATAATACTCTTAAAGAGCAAATCGCTGACGAATAAAGAATTATACGCAATATTTTGGGAAGATACGTCAGCTAACACTTCGTGGTCAAATCCTGATGATGTTACTGATTATTTACCTGCTTTATGCTTATCCGTAGGTTATATATGGTATAGCGACCCCACCAAAACAATTGTAGTTTCTGACTTAGGTTTTGATCAGTCAGATGATAAAATAGTCCTTAACGAAATAGGCTCTGTAACTACAATTCCCACCAAAAATATAATGAAAAAAATAGATCTAAATTTCACAAAAATATTAAATTAGTTGCACTCTTGGATATAACTTATGATTTCCGATAAACTGATAAAGTATCTTGAAGGGAAATTCCCTGATAAATCACCAGATTTAAAAGATACTGAAAAAGAAATATGGGTTAAGGTTGGACAGGTTTCTGTCGTAAAACACCTTAAAAACCTACAAGAAGATCAAGAAAACAATCCATTAGATATAACAATTTTAAAGGAGTTAAAATAATATGTGCGTATTTAGTAAGCCTACATTACCCCCACCGCCACCGATACCAGCACCCCCTGCAACTGAAGTTAACGCAGGAGAAACAAGATTAAGAGAAAAAGCACCTCAAGCACCTCAATCAGCAACAGGAACACCTGCTAGTGCTTACCGTAAAAAAGGTAAAGCTAGTTTAAGAGTGCCTTTGGAACAAAATTTATTAACTGGTCAAACAGGAGTTAACATACCATAATGCCAGATTTTGTTACCGCTAGTAATCGCTATAAATATTTAGAACAAGATAGATTAAATTATCTTAACAGAGCAAGAGACGCTAGTGAATTAACAATTCCAACTATTGTTCCTAGAGAATTTACTAGTTCAACTACTCAATTTTATACCCCAATGCAAGGCATAGGAGCTAGAGGTGTAAACAATTTAGCTTCAAAATTATTACTTGCATTACTACCGCCGAATCAACCTTTTTTTAGATTAAGTTTAGACGAGTTTACTTTAAACGAAATGGCAGGAAGACCAGATATGGTCTCTGAATTTGAAAAAGCTATGGGTTCAATTGAACGAGTAGTGATGAATGAGATTGAAGTTAATAATTTTAGAACAGCTTTATTTGAGGCTTTAAAACATCTTTTAATTTCTGGAAATATTTTATTGTACATTACTCCAGAACTTAAAATGAAATTATATCATTTAGATAGATACGTAGTTAAAAGAGACGCTATTGGAAACGTTTTAGAAATTGTTACTAAAGATATGATTTCACCAATGTCAATGACTGATGAAATGAAATCTTTATTAGACGGTGATGTAAAAAATAAATACGACAATAATATAGAACTATACACTTATATTTATAGACACGATAACAAATGGTTAGTACGTCAAGAATTAAATAATAAAATAGTTCCTAATTCAGAGGGTAGTTATCCTTTAGATAGATCAGCGTACATACCATTACGATATGCGTCTATTGACAATGCAGATTATGGTAGAGGATTTGTAGAAGAAATAATTGGAGATCTTCGTAGTTTAGAAAGTTTATATAGATCAGTTGTTGAAGGTAGCGCCTCTGCTAGTAAAATATTATTTCTTGTTAGACCAAACGGAGTAACTAGACTTAAAACTTTAGCTGAAAGTCCTAACGGAGCAATCAGAGAAGGAGACGCAAATGACGTGTCTACATTACAATTAAATAAATCAGCAGATTTCCAAGTAGCTTTTAATACCATTAAACTAATTCAAGATAGATTAGAATATTGTTTTATGTTGAACTCGAGTGTTCAAAGAACAGGAGAAAGAGTTACAGCAACAGAAATTAATTACATTAGCAAAGAACTTGATGATAGTTTGGGTGGTTTATATTCGTTGTTATCCAATGAATTACAATTACCTTTAATTTCTCGTTTGATGTATCAAATGGAGAAAAAGAAAAGATTACCGATATTACCAAAAGATAAAGTAAGACCTAAGATCGTAACTGGATTAGAAGCTCTAGGACGTTCTAGTGATCTTCAACGTTTAAATATGTTTGTTCAACAACTAACTCCGTTTGCACAACAATTAATGCAATACATGAATTTAGATGAATACGTAAAACGTGTAGGAGTATCTTTGGGAATTGATATGGAAGGATTAATTAAATCGCAAGAACAAATAGCTGAAGAACAACAAATGGCGCAACAACAGGCGATGATGCAACAAGCAGTTAATCCAGTGGCTAAAGAGGGAATGGGAATAGTAAGAGACGGCTTCGCAAGACAAAATGAAAGTCAACCCCAACAATAGGAGTAAACAATGGAAGAAATAAAAGTCGTTCCAACAGAACAATCAGAAAGTCAAGAATACATTGACAGCATGGTTGCTAAATCTGAACAAGCAAATAAACCAGTAGAAACTACGCAACCAACTGAAACAGTTAAAGAAGAACCTTTAATTCTTGGTAAATTTAAATCACAAGAAGATTTAGTTAAAAGTTATCAAGAACTTGAAAAAAAATTATCTTCTAACAAAACTGATGTAAAACCAAATACTTTAAAAGTAGAACAAAAAGAAGTTCAACAAGGATTTGATTTTTCAACAGCAGAACAAGAATTTAATGAAACTGGAGAATTGTCAGAGGCAACAATACAAGCATTAGAAGCAAAAGGTATTAGTAAAAAATACATTGATACTTATGTAAATGGTTTGTCAGCGATGGCTCAACAATTTGAACAACAAGCATATAACGTTACCCAAGGTGAAGATAATTACAAACAAATGCAATCTTGGATAAATCAAAATTTAGCACCTGAAGAAGTAGAAATATTTAATAAAGGTGTAAGTGCTGACGATAAAACTGCATTATTTACAATTAAAAATATGTATGCACGTTATTCAGCAGAAACCAGAGAGCCGAACGTGTCTTTAGGACAAACGGCACAAACGCAACAAGGTGGTAGATACGAAAGTCTAGCACAAATGAAAGCAGATATGAGAGACCCTAAATACAGTCAAGATCCTGCTTTTAGAAAAATGGTTGCAGATAAAATAAGTAGATCCTCTGGTATTATATAGAAATTCATAAGGGAAAGAAGTTACCTTTGAATGCAGTAATTGGAAAACTTAACCCCTCTGAGGAGGGATAATTCTGATAATTACATTATTGCCTAATACTTCACTAACTAACCAAAAAAGGAGATAACTATGTCAAATGCCGTAGTATCAAATATTGGTCAGATAGCGGGTGCAGGCGATACAAAAGCCCTGTTTCTCAAAGTATACGGCGGTGAAGTCATCACTGCGTTTGAGACTGCTAACTCGACCATCGACAAACACATGGTTAGGACGATTTCCTCTGGAAAATCAGCGCAATTCCCAGTTATGGGAAAAGCGAGTGCGTCCTACCATACCTCTGGTAATGAAATTACTGGTGGTTCAATCACTCACAACGAGAGAGTTATCAATATCCAAGGATTATTAATTGCTCCTCTTTTTGTGTCTGAACTGGACGAACTTATGTCACATTATGATGTAAGGTCGCAATACGCTAAAGAGCAAGGTGCTGTTCTTGCAAACACTTTTGATAAACACATTTATCAAACTCTTGTTAATGCAAGTAGAGCAGGTGCGGCTTCGCCACAAGTAGCAGGTCAACAAGTTATTGACGCTGACTTTGTGTCAAACGGAGCTTCGGCGGCTAAGTCAATCTTTAAGATTGCTCGTTACATGGACGAAAAAGACGTACCTGAAAATGACAGATACGTTGCAGTAACTCCAGAAGCCTACTACAATCTCGTTCAAACTACGAACGTTATAAACAGAGATTGGGGTGGAAATGGTGTATACGCAGAAGGTACAGTGCTAAAAGTAGCAGGTATCAACGTCATCAAAACTAACAACTTACCAAACGGTTTAAACATCACTTCAGGTGTATTAGACGGTTCTGACGGTACTCTTGGAGGAGACTACACGAATACTGTTGCCGTAGGTTGGCATAAATCTGCAGTCGGAACGGTCAAATTAATGGACTTATCCGTGCAGGCAGAATTTGATATTAGACGCCAAGGAACTTTGATGGTCGCAAAATATGCGATGGGTCATGGTATTCTTAACCCAATATCAGCAATTGAAGTAAAAACAGCGTAATTTACGTTTTATTTACTAGTCAGAGGGGATTTTTACTAGTCCCCTCTGGCACATTAATCACACACATACACAAACAAAGGAATTATGGCACTAGCAACAACAACTAAATTAGAAGCAATTAATAGTATGCTTACGGCGATTGGAGAAACACCAGTTAACACAATCACTAACGCAACTACAACTGATGTTTCTATTGCTCTTCAAGTTTTAAACAATGTGTCTAGGGAAGTACAACAACAAGGTTGGTATTTTAATACAGATTTAAATTACAAATTTAGTCCTAACACCAACAACGAAATTTCATTAGCTACAAACATATTAAGATTAGATACTACTTCATTATACAAAACTTATAATTTAGTAGAAAGAAATAGAAAATTATACGATAGAAAAAATAATACATTTACAATTACTGACGATATTTATTGTGATGTTATTTTTTATTTAGATTTTGAAGAAATGCCTGAAGTGGCACGTAGATACATTACCATTCGATCTGCAAGAATTTTTCAAGATAGAATGTTGGGTAGTAATGTTTTACATGGATTTCACAAAGAAGATGAATTCGTAGCTTACATGGCTCTTAAAGAAGCTGAAGGAGATATAGGTGAGCATAACATATTTGATAACTACGACACTTATAGAACTTTAGATCGACTTAATTATCAACCAAATAAAACTCGAAATTCATAGATGGCATGGCAAGATTTATATCAAATAGTATTACTAATTTACTTAACGGTGTATCTCAACAACCAGATACAATACGTTTAGCAAATCAAAGCAGTATTCAAGAAAACGGAAGTAGTGATATTGTTTTTGGATTAACAAAAAGAAATCCTACTCAACATGTTGCTAAATTAAACTCTAATACTTTTGAAAATTCTAAAATACATTTAATTAATAGAGATATTAACGAACAATATATTTGTATAATTAACAATGGAGCATTAGAAGTTTTTACAATTAATGGAGTTTCAAAATCAGTTGTATTTGCAAGTGGAGCTTCTTCTTATTTAACTTCTTCAAATCCTATTAATGATTTTAATTTAGTTACAGTAGCAGATTACACTTTTGTTGTTAATAAAAGTAAAACAGTTTTAAAAGATAATACTGTTAGCGCAACCAGACCTTACGAAGCTATTATTTATGTTAAAAACGGTCAATATAAAACTTTATACGAAATTAAAATAAACGGATCAGTAGTAGCTGATTACACAACGTTAGATAATTCAGCAAGTGCAAATGCAAGTAGTATTACTACAACAAATATTGCTACTGAACTTTACAATGATTTAGTTGCAAATTTAAGTGGATACACAATAGTTAGAGACGGAAGTATTATTTATTTATCTCATGCAACAACTGATTTTACTATAACAGGAAATGATGGTCTTGGAGGAGACGGGGCAGTAGTATTAAAAGATAAAACATCTAACTATGAAGAATTACCGTACAAAGGATACCAAGATTTTCACATTGAAATAATAGGAGATCGTGGAACTGAATATGATAATTATTATGTTTATTGGGACGGCACAGCTTGGGTTGAAACAGCTAAAAAAGGATTAAAAAATAATTTAGATACGTCTACTATGCCTCACGTTCTTATAAGAACTGCTGACGGTAATTTTAGATTTAGTCCTGCTGACGGAAATAGTTATACGTTAGGGG